CTAATGTAGAAGCAGTAAGGTCTCCTGTAGTATAAACATCTGCTGCTCCTCCAATAAATTCCCACCTATTATCTGTATTATCCCAAACTAATTGGCGTATTCCGCTATTAGTAGGATCATGAGCCAATACCTGGAAACCACCTTGAGTTTCAGCTCCAGAAACATTAACTTGAATAATGTTATCGCCAATATTTACTTCAGTACTATTAACAATAGTCGTAGTACCTTCAACAGTAAGATTTCCACCGACAACTAAATTACCTTCTGTTGTTAGATCATTGATTCCGGTTAGATCTTTACTTGCATCTACAACTAAAGCTCTACTTGCACTTACTGTTCCAGGAGTAACGCCGGATAAAAATGCTAATTCATCTAAAGTAGCTTTTTGTTTAGCGTCAGTAATATTGTCCCAAATGTGTGTGTGACTGTCATCTAAAACAGCTGTACTAATAGTTAGGGTATTTGTACCTTCATCAAAAGTAAAATCAATACCAGAACCAGCAACCAACTGAGTGTCGATATTGCCGCTAAGTGCAGCATCCCAGTCTGTAATTAACGTGTGATCAATGCCAGTAACTGCAACAGAAAGCTCATCATTATTATCGTCATAGCTCCATGCAACACCAGTATTATTTACAAGAAATCCATTTCCAGCATTAGTAGCAATAGCATCTTGAACTGCCTCTCCAAAACCAGCAATATTTGAGGGAGTAAGACCGCTTACATTAATTTCATGATCATCACCATTAACAACAATATGGATTCCTGTGCCTTCGGAAAGAGTGATACCTGCTTCACCGATAATAGTAATAGGTTCTCCTGGACCACCACCAGTAATGGTAATATTATCTCCAGCAAGAATATCTGTATGAATATAATATCCAGTAACTTGATTATCACTATCAAGTAATCCAGAAAGCTTTACGCCACTACCTTCAAATATTCTACTGTATGGAATAGAAACATATTCTAAACTAGACCATCCTGTCGATCCATCTCCGACCTTAACAAGACCAATATCTGTATTAAGACCAAATTCACCATTGTATAGATCTGTGACTGAACTCCAGGCTTCTCCACTTCCTCTTCTAATTTGTAATCTAGTATTTACAGGCATAATTCTTTCTCCATATTTTTTATATTAAGGTGTGCCGCAGTCTATTTCGTAATTGTCTATAAAGTTTGATAAATAATTGTCTAAGCCAATAATATCAGCAGCATAAACAACACTAGCATTAAAACCGGTATATATTTCTACTTGATCTGTTGTACTAACTGCAATTTCTAAATTTTCTGTATAATCTTCTGTAGAAGTTTCTATTTCCAAAATATTGGTGTTATCGTAAATTTCTAAAGTAAAGTCACTCATTATTAATTACACTCTAATGCACTGTTTGATTTACTAAATCTTTTAAGAACAGTTACAGTTCCAAATAAAATTCTAACAGTATACTTTCCGCCTCCATCATAATGATCTTGATCTGATTGTAATTCTAAGTCATATTTAGCAGTACTAAACCCAAAATTATTTGTTGTAGAAGAAGGAAAAAGGAGTGTTATTCTTCCATCTGCACCTTGCAATGAAAAGTCATATAAGGATTTATCTAAATTGTCTGATGAGAAAACTTGCGTAGTATTGGAACATGTCTTCCAAGTTAATCTAGCGCACCAATTTGTAATATCAATAGGATCTCCATTAGAGTCTTTATATACTAATGACATCTTAAAGGAAGAACCTTGTTCAATGTTAAAATTGTATTCTGATGCTGCCATATTATAATGCCTCTTGGTTTAATATTATATACACTATAATCGTTAATAAAAAAAGCCGCCCCGTTAAGAGCGGCTTTATTTTTGCTAATCTACATAAGATGCAGACTATAGTGAACCAAGAAGTACTCTTCTGTTGTCTAGAACAGCAAAGCCTTGTTCGGCCCATCCATAAAAACCTGCTCTCTTTTGACGATGAAGAGTATCATCTTCAAAGATTTGAACAGCTTCACGGACTGGCATGATAAAGCTATCGCGTTTACGAAGATCTAAGCCAACAACAATCTCAGTATTGTGACTGCTTGGCATAGCTGCGCCTAGTGTGTTTTCATAGAATAGTTGATATTCTTGACCATCACCTAGTTCATCTAGGTCATGAAGATTGATACCAAATACTCTATTTACACTGCCATCAGCAGCTGTATAGATTTCACGACGAGTTACTTCGTCAACTTGATCTACGCCCCAGTTGCGAATGTCTTCCATTGCTTCTGGTGAAACGTAAAGATCAGTTAACATACCACGATTATTGCTGGCGCTATTACCGCCACCATTACGACGCATAACGGTCTTCATAAGAGATACGAGTCTCTTTGTGAACTGACCGGTAGCAGCATCACTATCATACACAACGATGTTACGATCAACACCGGCTGCAAGAAGTGTATGCCAACCATCGTCATTCATTTTCTTAACAAAAGAAGCTTCTAGAACTTCCATAGCACGACCAACAACGTCCCAACGGGCATCACGAGCATACTTTAGAAGATAGTCAATGCTGGCACCAATATCAAATGTTGGAACCATGACATAATCGCCTTCTACATGACGTTCTGGAATATATCCGTGATTTGGAACAGTATAAGCTACAAAGTCTTTTTCTGTTCCTGGTGCTAGAAAATCTAGTGGAAATTCTGGAGTAGCACTTTGAGCTAATTGAATTGGCTCGAAGATACCGTTAAGAACGTCTCCACTAAGAACACCTTGACGTAGTGGCTGCTCTAGAGCTTTTGCAAATTCTGCATTAGCAGCTAGAGAAGTCTCTCTGTGCTGTGAACCAGACTTAACTAAAAGATCAGTTAATTCTGGAGTTGGTTGAAAACTTTTACTATTTACTGCTGACATGTTTTATTCTCCCTTGTTTATTAGGCAATGTTAACTGCTACTTTTGCATAACCATCAGAATCTTTTGCACTCAAGAATCTGCCGACTGGAGCATTAGCACCGCTGTCTGAATCGTTTCCGATATAACCATTAGCAGCAACATATGCGACATCGCCAGGATCAGGAGTACCACTTACTAAATTAGTAGTCACTTGACCAACTTGTAGCAAAGTAACTTTGCCACCTTGTTGTACTTCATCTTTATGCCAGTTGATATGCTGACGAGTAAGATCAAGATTTACAACATCATTTAATAGAACACCGACAGGTTTTGCGCCACTAGCAACAGCAGCATATGCAACAACAGCATTAGCATCGTCCATAGCAACGCCAACACCAGTTGAAGCAGTTGATACTGAGGCAACACCACCTCTAGTAGCAGTAGAGTTCATAAAAAATGAAACATCTGTTTGTAATTCGATACGATCTGGTTTAAGAGCCATGTTTTATTCTCCCTTATTTGAAGTTTTATTAAGTCTAGCACTTACGAATTGAACTAGTTCTTGACGAATGCTTGCTTCAGCTGATTCTGTTTCTGCTTCGTCGCTACCAACACTTAGATCAACAGTTTCTTCTGTCTCAACAGTTTCTAAAGCTGCTTCAACTTCGGATTCTTCTGATGCCATTTTCTTCTTCATCATCATCGCTTCTTCTTCTTCTTTTTTCATTTCTTCTTTTTTCATAGAAGGTTTCATAGCAGCAAGAAGTGATGTGATAGCATCAAAAGCACTGTCATCAAGATTATCAAATTGCTCAACAGCAGCTAAAGCAGCGTCATCTTCAAGACCTGCTTCAATCAAAGATGCTTTTCTTTTCATCATTTTTTCTTTTTTGGCCATTTCTTCTTCTTTCATTTTATAGCCAGCAAGAATTTCGTTTAAAGTCTCTAGTTCAGACTTAGCACTGTCTAGCTCGGTTTGAAGAGCAGTTTTCTCTTCATTCCATGCTTTAGTTGCTTCTTCTAGCTCTGCAGATTTTTCTGCTAAAGCTTGATCTGAAGAAGTTTTAAGTTCTTCGAATGCTTCGTTTGCTTTTGTTAGAGCTTCTTCTTTTTCTTTCATAGAGACCTCTAGGGTTTGATTTGCGGTTTGTAATTCAGAAGCCAACGCTTTAGCTTCTTTAACTTCGTCTGCACAACTTGCAGAAACAGTATCTAACTTAGAATTAATTTCTGCAACTTGCTTTTCGATATTTTCATTCATAATGATATTCTCCATCTCTGCTATGGTTGTGAGCTTATTTTCTATTACACCTGAATTTGATAAATTGTCATTTTTTTTATCTAACAAATCATCAATTAGTTTTTTGCTAAAAATAATACTATCAGGATTAGCCGGTTTATCAACAAATCCTTTACCACTAAAAGTTATGTTTCTAAGAACTCTTCCAATTTTGTAATCTTCATGTTCACCCTGTCCACCATAAGCTCTAAGATATTTACTTAGGTAAGCAGTATTATTATCTCTAGCTAATACCTTAAAATTACCGGTAGATTTTTCTATGAGGCCATAATCAAAACCATTGAAGTAACATTCCATACTAACATATTTTGTTCCATTTTCAATTTCAGCTATAAGTTTTTCTGCTCTTTCTTTTAGTTCAGGAGAAGAGAAGGCTTTATAAATAACTGATCCAGTAACAATATGGAATTTTTCTGGAAGTTCGGTTGCATCAATAGTTTCTTGAATAATATTTCCATCATCATCAATAGGCCAATTGGATGTAATGTGTCCTATAATTAAATTTTCATCATGTTCTAAATTTGTTGGTTTATCTTCTGGAGTCTTTCTTGCTTTCCAAACTTCAGCTTTATCAAATATATCATCATTTTTATTCCATGATGAACTTACCAAAATAGACTGTACATAATATAAATCTGCATCTGATAACGAAGCAGAAATCTTAGATTCTATTTGTTTTGTGTTGTCTGTGTCACATGGTTCAGCAATCGAAGCGTAAGATATGCTATTAGAAGCAATTATCTTTTCTGCTATACCATCTTTAATTTCTTGGTCAAATAATATCATATGTTTACCTTTTTATCTAAGTATTCAAATAACAATAAAAAGTGGATTTCGCAAATTTTTGATCTTCAACAGATAAATCTCTATTAAGTTCTGAACTTACATGTCTTAACCATACACTATAATCTTGAGTATTTGACGTATTTAAAGAAGCAAGCTTATCTAGGATAAGTTCGGAAGTTATTGTGCAGAATGGAGTCGTATTGAATAATATGCTTGTTTTGACATTTTCTAGTTCTTTAACTTGCTCGCTAGATAAACTTCTTAGATTTTTCTTTTGATAAAACTCTAATAGTATTGGGTTTATAATTTCACTTATTTTGTCTTGTGCTGATGATGACCATATCTGTAATGTAGCTCCAGTCTGCGGAGTGAATTGTCGAGACTTTCTTTGCTGAGTATCTTTAGATGTTTTAGGTCTTCCTTGTTGCGGTTCACCCGGCAAAGATTCTGGCGAATCTTTTGCCAACTTTGTTGGTCTAAGAGCTTGTCTCATTTCTAATGAACTAACTTCACCTGGTTTCTTTGGATCTAAACTTAATCCAACTTGACTTGGAGTAGCCACACCGCTTTGTAGTGCTATTTTCTTTAAAGAGTTCTCTGGCTGAGGATCATGCCACGGTCCAGACTTTTGTACCATTCTTTCTGCTTTTCTGTCTCTCTTTTCTCTGTTTAATCTGGTCTTCTCCATCTCTGAATCAAAACCAAATCTAGTTTGAAGTAGTTCATCTGAAATAATGTTTCTATCAGCTAATTGAATTAATAAAGCTTTTTCTGATTCTTCGTTCGACAAGTCCATTCTATCGAATTCTATTTTAGCTGGTTGTCTAAAACCCATAGCCTTTTGAACTAGTGCTATTTCTTGATTCCAGAAATCAGTTAGTACATCTCTACCATATTGTAGTCTTTGCGTAAGTGTTTTTAAGCTAATAAAGTTATTTGTTGTGCCAGCAGCTCCGAAAGTACCTGTTAAGGTAGGAGGAATACCAAGTCCTGCATAAACACTATTTAAATGCGGAACATATTTACCTTCTCCTAAAAATTGATGTACACTTGTTCTTGATTCTACTAGTTCGATATCTGGACCCCAAACCAAGTCCATTGTGCCTCCACCAACATTATTTCCTAATATACCTGCGAGTTTGGCTGCAGCAGCTTTTGTTGGGGCAATTTTATGTTCTAAGCTTCCAAGCTTAAAAATTCTAATATTTGATATAGCACCATCTAATGCTGCCATGTCTGCTAATTTCAGTTTTTCAATTACTGTTATATCATCCATAATAGAATATATCATTGGAAAAGCCCATCTTTGCCAATCATCTTTCTTATAGTGATAAACAGATAATTTATTTGGATCTAAGGCATATGGTTTTTTGTCTTTAGCCGCTTGAATAATAGATTCTGGTAATTGTGCTACTATCTCTTTTTCAACTTCGCTTTTTGGACTATTAATGATTTTTCTAAGAGTTGCTGGAAGCACCAATTCATATCTTTTATTTTGAACAAAAGAAGCTAAAGAACCTCCTGCTACTTCAACATATACAGGATCAATAAAAGTATATTTCCAAGGTATCTCTCTTTTTTCTAATTGAATTTCATCTAAAGTATTTATAATTAGATCAGGCTTGGCAACAGCTTTATATAGATTATCTGCTACTTTTAGGCTAATTTTTCCAGTTTGCCTATTGATAACTACGTTTCCGCTCTTGTATAAATTATTTAAAAATCTTTCACTTCTTTCTTTGCCTTTGACTTTGCTAAACCATTTTTGATAGAAGCGTTCTATTCTTTTATTCTTATGAACAATACGAATGCCTTGACTTCCAAAATCTCCCATAAGATCAATAACATTTTTAACTAGGCCTACTCTTTGATAAACATCTTCAGCTTTTTTAAGAATAGCTTTAATTTGCCTTGGAACTGCTTCGTCTGGTCTAAAGAAATCATAATCTAAACGAGTTAATCCTGGTCTTCCAGAAGTATTCGTATCTAGATTTGAATAGTCTAAACCATATCTCCTCATAGCAGACGTATGTTCGATTGCAGTATATTCTTCCATAGAAGCAGCAGATTTTGTTAATGCTTCTCTTTTAGATTCAAGATCATCTCCCCATGTAACGTATGCTTCTTCGCCAATCAAAGATGCGTCTTGTATAGCTTCACTTTTAGGATATTTTTTTGTCATATAATTGCTTTGTATTTCTAATATGGTTGAATTGCAATAATAATACTAAAATAGTATTACACTTTTATCTATAAATACCGGTATAAATATCTTCGTTACCACCGGCATCTACAAACCATTGTGGTCCTTTGTACATTTCTCCATCGTGCTTAACTATTTCTGCTCTATTTCCACCTATAACATCATATTCTGGTTGAATCAATGTACTTCTTGTTTGTCTAGCTAACATATTTGCAATAACAAGTGAGCTATAACGGTCTTTTCTTATTCTTCCTTTTTTACCGTTTTGTAATTTCACTTCTGGAGTATCCCATCTGTCTCTTCCTCCAGAACCAGTACTTGTCTGAGTCATTACAATAGTAGTTAATTCATTCTTTAGATCTTCTATTTCCATGATACATTCACTAACACTATCATAAATAGGAGTTAGATTACTATCAAGTATATCTTTTCCTTCCTTATCTAACGCTAATCCAAGAGTCAATTGATCAAATCTAGGAAATAACAAAACTTTATCTTCAAAGTCTTTTCTAAGTCCGTGATTAGCAGCTGCTGTCCAATCAGCCTTAGCAAATTGAACTAGCTCTAGTATATGCAATCCTGGTTGATCATCAGTATCTTTTGCTTTATCATAATTAATAGTAGGCCAAATTAATACTTCTCCCTCTTGTAATTTTGAAGGATCATGTAAAGCTTCTTCGATAGCCACTCCACCACCCTGAGCATCCATACCTATTACTTTTGGTGGAAATACCTTCATCAAATTTCTAATTTTTCTAGCACAAAAACCATAGAAATCATGTTCATTTACTAGACCAGTTTTTTGTCGTTCTTTAAAATTAGTTCTATTTGTTGTCCAACAATGCACTATTCTAGAATGATCTGGATGGAGTTCTAAAATAACAATACTGAAATTGTCTTTTTCTGAAGCTGGGTCAATTCCGTATACATATTCATAACTAGTATTACCTTGAGTAACAGCATCAAAAATAATTGGTTTATCATTAAGTATAATAGGATTTGTATCAGTAACAACACAAGATTCTATTAAACTTCTCTTAAAAAATCCATCACTGTCTGCTGTAAAACAAGCTGCATATTCCATATTATAAATTCCAGTGTGAATTGTAGCTTTAGCTCTAGCAACTTGTTTATCATCCATGAATCCTTTAGGAATTAATTCATAAGGAATCCGAATAATACTATAATCTCTCCAGTTAAAATTTTCTGGAACTTCACCATTAAAAAGCTCGGATAGCTTATGTTTATCTCCTTTACTTTCTATAATAGATTTATATCTTCTCCAGTATTGAGCGAAGTGCTTAAAGCTATAATCTGCAGTTCCGCTAATAATAGCTTGGTTTCCCATTTTTGTATCTAGAGATTCTAGTTCTTCATTCCATAAACCAGAATCAATCATAGCCTTTTTCTTAGCTTGAGCTTTTACATTTTGAATAGGACTAGCACTAACCGCTGCGAAACCTGCTACTACCGTTTCGTAAATATCCGGACTAATACTAGCA